AAATAAGGAGAAAGTTATGAAGAAATTTCTGATTGGGTGTGCCACCGCAGCAATGATAATGGCCCCGGCCGCTGTAAAAGCAGGTAATGATTGGATTGGCCCTGCCATTGCCGGCACAGTATTTGGTATCATAATTGGTAGTAACAGTCATGGACATAACAACCAGGCGGTTATTGTGCAGGAAAGGCGAGGCCATCGGTATCATCGCCGGCATCATCGCCCCCGTTATACACGTCGGCACCATCGGCCCCCCTATCGGTGGGTTGAGGTTTGTGATCGGGTGGGATATGTAGAGCGCCGCCGTCGCCATGGTCGCCACACCAACTATCGCGTAGAGTGTTACATGGTTCGCAAGGCAGTTTGGTGAATGTCGCTAAAAACCCCTTGACAAATTATAAAAACTAGTATATAGTTATAATCATGAGCGGTATGCACCTATTGCCTGTATATTATTCGACTACGAATACACGCAAGCGCAAACAGAAGAAGAAGTCTGCCTCTGTCCTAGAGGCAGAACGTAAACACGAGAAATTTCTAAAAAAGATGGGAGTAGGGGGTCGTAGCTCAGTTGGGAGAGCGGGTGCTTTGCAAGCATCAGGTCAGCGGTTCGATCCCGCTCGACTCCACCATTCACGGAGTGTAGCGCAGTCTGGTAGCGCATCTGCTTTGGGAGCAGAGGGTCAGAAGTTCAAATCTTCTCACTCCGACCAGTTCTACCATTCTTCTGCTGCTAAGAAGGAAGAGAAAGTGTATACCGGAACAGATATTATCGGTATTGCTCAGATGCATAAGTCTAATGCTATACCGATTCGTAATAAAGAAAATGCAATAGAAATTGCCCGTATGAGACGTGGGTAAATAAGGATACAAAATGAAACATATTAAAACTGATAGAAACGCGATTGAAGTGAGAAATAATAATATAGACCAGGCAATGCGTATTATGAAAAAGAAGTTATTGGAAAGTGGTTTATTCAATGAGTTAAGAGAACGGGAACACTATGTTTCTAGGGGCGAAAAACGTAGACATTCTATTGCAGCGGCAAAACGTCGAGCAAAAAAAGAAGCTGCAAAACGAATAGCAGAACAAGGATATTGATCTAATGGCACGAAAGAAGATAACTGCTACTACAGATAATAGTGAGTGGAGCGCGCCCAAGAAACGCAAGGCGCGCAAACCTATGACTGATAAGCAGAAGGCTGCGGCATCAGAGAGACTTGCCAAAGCAAGGGAAGCAAAGTTAGAAAAGAACCCCGATTATGGCCAGACAAATATTCATGAGAGTCTTCGTAATCTGCCTGTTGAACATCAACTGAGTCCTATGAAGGTCAAGCAGTGGATCAAGATTCAACAGGAATATGCAAAGTCTGAACGAGCAGCTGTACGACAGAAGGTCAAAGGCGCAGACGCAAAACTTTCTAACCATGAAGGTTACATTCGCAATATGCAAAGGTATCTCCGTGACGGGACTTGGGTTGATATGTTCTATGGTGAACAACAACAAGGTAAGATTCGTAATCATTGTGTTGCCTTAGGATACTACTGGTATGGCCCAAAGAAGGGAGAACCAAAAAGAGATGTGGGAACTTTTTACCCAGATATGGGATGTACTTATACACAAGAAATGTTTGAAGAGGAAATCGGAAATGAACGATCAAGAGACGCCAGTACCGGAGAACGTAATAAAGGGTCCGTGGCTCGCAAAGGGCGGAAGAAAAGTAAAGCTTCCTGATCCTGATAAGGATATTGTTGCTATACGTCAGAAGCTTCAGTTTGCTGGAGAGCTATCTGAGAGCTTAGTTGTGCAGATGATACATACGATGGGCGAGAACGGTATCGATATTTCTGAAAATTCTTTTATTCGTGATATGGCGATGGTTATTGAGTTGGTGCAGGGTTCTATTCACAGAGACTTGGAGTTGGAACATCCAGCTCATAAGTTCATGGAAGAGTTTGTTGATATGACGATTCACCCAGATAACAGCGTTGAAACAGAAGTTGATTTTGACTTTATTATTAAGCTTGCTAATATATTAGAAAATGATGAGGATGACCCAGAAGTTTCATGAACCATTCAGTCCAACAATCCTAGAAACAACGGTTCCTGATAGGTTCGTTCGCGTTGTTAATGAGGTTTCGGATGATATCTTGTCTAGTGATGCAAAGAGTAAGAAGTGGGATTGGTCACACAAGCTTGTTGGCAAGGTGGCCAAAGAGATTCAAATTCCTGTTACTGATAAGGATGATAGGGCATTTCTGTTTGAGACAATGAAACAGGGATGCCTAGACTATCTGAATTATATGATTGAACACAAGAGAAATAATCCTTGGACTCGACTGGACACTGGAATAGAGCCAACTTTAGCTAATATTCATCTTACTCAAAGTTGGGTGGTTAGTCAGTATGCTGGTGACTTTAATCCTTTTCACCACCACAATGCTGACTTCTCTGCTGGTATCTATCTCAAGGTTCCAGAAGGAATGAATGATGAGTGGGAAGAAGATTTCAAGGACCACTATCCAGCAAAGGGATTGATTGAGTTTGGGTTTGGTGAGGCTCAGTTGTTTCGGTGCGATAATCTAAAATTCAAACCAGAGGTGGGTAAGTTCCTAGTATTTCCAGCTTGGTTGAAACATCTGGTATATCCATTCTCAGTTGAGGGTGAACGGCGTATGATGAGTTTCAATGCCACAGTGATTACTAAATAGAACGAAAGAATAATTATGATATTAGTTGATATGAATCAAATTTCAGTTGCATCCGTAATGATGCATCTGCACATGACTAAGCAAATCAAGCCCGATGAGGCTATGGTTCGCCATATGATTCTCAATTCCCTACGCATGTATCGCATGAGGTTCTGCGATGAGTATGGTGAGTTGGTTCTATGCTATGACTCTAAACACTACTGGCGCAGGGACTACTACCCTGAGTATAAGCACAGTCGCAAGAAGAGTAGAGAATCCTCTCCTAACGATTGGAATGCCATCTTTGAAGTGTTAAATGCGGTTCGGGATGAATTGAAAGAGTTCTTCCCCTATAAACACCTAGAGGTTTATGGCGCAGAAGCAGATGACATTATCGCTGCACTATGTGGCGAGCTGGAGTTTGACAACGGCAAGACACTAATCTTGTCTGGCGACAAGGATTTTATTCAGTTACAGAAATATCGCAACGTCACACAGTACAGCCCAATCACCAAGAAATTTGTCAATGGTATTGATCCTTACATTTATCTGGATGAACACATTCTGAAGGGCGACAGCAGCGACGGCATTCCTAACGTGCTATCTCCAGACAATACCTTTGTAGATGGTATTCGACAGAAACCCCTGAGTAAGAAGAAAATTCAAACTATGGTTACTGGAGAGTTTCCTAACGATGAGGTCAAGCGCAATTATCAGAGAAACAAGAAACTGATTGACCTGAAGGAATCGCCTCCTGAGTTGTTTGTAGAAATCCTCAAGGAATATCAAGAATCCCCAGAAGGCGACCGAAGCAAACTACTAAATTATTTTACACAGAAGAGGTTACGCAGCCTCGTTGAATCGATAGGAGAATTTTAATGGCAATAGACACATACACTTTAAGTTTCGCAGAGATTTTTGATAAGGTATCAAAACTCAAATCAAAAAAAGACAAGGTTGCCTTTCTAAGGCAGTATCAAACGGACTCGCTTCGTATGGTGATTAAGTCTTCATTTGACCCCAAAATCAAATGGTCTCTTCCAGATGGCGAGGTTCCTTATAAACCAAATGACGCTCCAGAAGGTACAGAGCATAGCATTCTTTCGTATGAAGCTCGTAAGTTATACCATTATATTGAGGGCGGTAATCCTACATTAACGCAGAACAAACGTGAGATGATGTTTGTTGGATTATTGGAGAGTCTACATCCAGATGAAGCTGATATTCTTGTTGCAGCGAAGGACAAAGTTCTACACCAAAAATATAAGGGCCTGTCTGAGAACGTGGTCAAAGAGGCATTTGATTGGGATGATAATTATATGGTTATAGCTAATGAGACCTATCCCCAAGCTCCGGGCCTTGCTTCTGGGTAACTTTTTTTGAGTTTCCTTTAGAATCAATGACTTAGCGGCTACGATTTCCCTTGACAAACCCTGTTCTATGGTTTATAATAAGGTATAAACTGAGAAATGAGAGAGATTGATATGAATACCGAAATGACCGCCCTGATTGTGAACATCAAAAAAGATTATTTTGATTGGACTATGCGTTGTGCCAAAGGTGATCTTAACGATATCAACAAGAAAATGATTGCTGAGTTCAACGAGAAACTCACCTACAAGACGGGTTCCAAATACATCAAGGTATTCACCGAAGGTAGTAGCGTTTGGGGTTTCGTTGTCAATACCGACAACGATAAGAAGTTCAAAAAGGGCGACATCCTGAAAGCCGCTGGTTACGCTGCTCCTGCTCGGAACGCTGCCCGGGGAAACATCGTTGACGGCGGTTACACCATTCATTGGACTGGCCCCCTTTATCTCTAGGAGATTGATTATGTATAAAATTAGACTAGGTGGAACCAATAAATTTGTTTCCAAAATTGATCCTACATATAACCTTTGCTCTCCGCCTGGGATCGTTGAGGTTGTAAACGGTTGGGATAATCCTAATACTATGATCTGGGAATCTTTAGAGGATGTTAAGGCAGCCGAAAAAGTAGTTTGGAATATTGAAGGGTTTAATACCTCAATAGAAGATTATGAGGGGGAGTTATAATGTTGGTTAATATCACTGGTTCAAATAAGGGTGTTCGCACACTGGTTAATCGGGCCACTTGGTGGTATGCTGAGAAACTGATGGGCAAACGCCTGATGAACGGGTTGGAAATTAATATCAAATTGAAACGCAACCTTCTCAAAAAATACAATATGGAAGGGTCAGCCATCTACGAAGATGATACTCGCCGCCCCAAAAATTTCACCATAGAACTTGATAGCACCTGTGCTATCCGTAGTATTCTCATCACTCTCTCTCATGAGATGGTTCACATCAAACAATGGGCAAAAGAGGAGATGTATGAGTATTACAATACACCAAAAATGGTGCGCTTCAAAGGTGAGAAGTTCAGCATGGATGATGTAGACTATTGGGATTACCCTTGGGAAATTGAGGCATATGGCCGTCAGTTGGGGTTGTTTGTTCGGTTCTGTGAAGACGTAGGAATTGCAGACCGTGAAGATATGAAAGAGGATTGTTAAATGAATATGTTAAATAGAGAACTGAACAATTGGGTGAAATGTGAACGGATTTGAAACGCTGCTCGCAGCGTCACTACTTGCCGGTTCCATGACGCTAAT